TCCTTCAACTGTAATTATCATTATGCTTACTTCTAACCGTTAAGACTATCTACTATTTTTAATATGGTTTTTAACTCTTTTTTAGTTAATGAAAATACATCTACCTGTTCAGCCTTTGATGAAATAAAGTTACCCTGATCATCAACATCAGCACTATATATACTATTATTTTGAATCCAGTAGGCTTTGTTGCCTAGGATTGCAAGATTCATTTCTAGGTCATCAATATTTTTAGGCATGGGTATTTGATTTTCTAAATCAGTCTCTGTTGTCTTGCTTGTCGAGAAGAGACTGAATATCCGCAATTCTCTTTTCAGTAGTAACTTTGTATAGTATGTATTCATACTCAAGTTGAGAGCACTTACCCCTGTAATAATTAAGCATAGTTTGTAAAGTATCTTCAGGGATTCTATTTTCATTCATCCAAACTCCGTTTCTTTATAATATTCTATACTATTTAGAAACCGTTGTCAATATCTTTTTTAAGTTCGAATGCTGATCCATACCAGACTGGATCATTAGATTTTTTTGCTCTTATGTTTTGTATAGCATTCCATTTTGAACGAGACCATGCGTACCCCGAATCTCCACCCCATAATAGCCAGGCGATCTTTCCGTTAGATGGTCTTTCTGAGTTATTCCAATCTTTACCTTTTTTATCTACTTCATGTCGAGAAAAGAAAGAATACATTCTAGCAACAGTTTCTGGACTTAATTCTTTTCTATTTGCTAAGTCTCTTGCACGAGCAACACCAACTGCTGTGCCGCCACGACCAAATTTTCTTCTTAATTCTAAACCTCTACGAGCATTATTTGCCATGGACTCTGTAGGTCTTAAATCTAAATCTTCTACACTTCTCTTTTCTAGATCTTCTGGGCAACAGCCCTTTGACATAGAGTGTTGTTTCATGTCTTCTTCGGTTCCAATTAAAGTTGCCTCTGAAGATTTAACTCCTATAAAGAATTCTGTTTCTTCCCAACCAGATTCTTTTTCATCATAAATTCTAATTAACAATGCTGGATCTTCTGCTGTCGCCTTGACTTCAAATTTTGATCCTGTTCCGAGACTTCCATCTCTCATAACATGTTCAACTTTTCCATGAGCCATACCTTCTGAATATGGTCCCATAATAAACATTCCTTCTTGCCAGTCAACATCTGCTTTTTTAACTGGAACACAATTAGGAACCATTCTTCCATTTTTTCCAGGTTTCATTCCACGTTGAACATATCCGTCCCAACATGGTGCTTTTTTATCCATGTGATCTGGACAATTTTCTTTATCTTCACATTCTTCTAAAGAGTGTGGCTTAGTGTTTGGTGTTTCTTCATTAGTAATTGCACCATCATGTGACTTTTTTGATTGTGATTCTGCAGCATATAATGCACGCTGTTGCTGAATTGCTGCTGTTCGGGTTGGGTGGCATCCATGTGGCCCAGATGGACCAACTACTGCGTAACCTCTGCATGACCCATAATTTCTTCTAATATCGTAAGGCATATTTAAATTATATCACCCTTATAGGCTCTATTCATGCTTTGTATAAATAGCCTTTCATCCTCATTTAGGGTCTTAGAAACCTCTGAATAATCAACATCGCTTTTATACATTACCATAGGGCCAGTTTCATTAAAGTATAGTTCTATAACTCCTTTATTCCATAGACTAAATGCTACCTCGTTAACATATTTAAAATGTTCTTCATATAATTCTGGCATGATTTCTTTACATTTATCAGTAAGCATATATGTAAATGTATCAGATTCATTATCATACCCGCTTACTTCTAAGGCACCCTCTTCTAATAAATAGTTTATAAGTTCGTATGCTGCTTCTTCGTCATCAAACATCATAATAGTCTATACCCCCCAGTCCAGTTGAGAGATTTAGATTCTATTTTTTGTTTTTCAAAATCATTGGATGAGTCATCGTCTACACCACCACGAGACCACGTATGTACATCCACCTCCTTAACCCTATTTCTTTGAGCATGTGCTATAGCGTTATAGACAGATCCACACATTGCATCTGCTAAATCTTTTGATTTTTTTCTAGGATGATCAACCTTGTTAGCACTCATAATTCTTAATTCTAATAGTTCTTCTAATAACAAATCTATATGCGGGGCCACGACTCTTTCTTAGTATATTAACATGGCTAAGTCCTCATAGTGCTTTTTAGCAACAGAAAGAGTTTCGGTTCTAATGCCTACTTGCTTTAACTCTTGCTGGATATCAAAAGACTGCCATCTATCAAAAGTAACCAGTCCAAGTTGAAATCCTTGTCTTCTTAAATCTATAATCCAGTTTTTTACTTCACTTAAATCTACAGGCCCTTCTCTTTTAGGCTCCCACCAAGCAATTGCATCAACCACTATATATGGAACTATTTGCTCATAATTATTAAAGGACTGAATGCTTACCCACTTATCAACATGTGCTATTGATACTGCACACTTGTCATGTTTTTGTGCTAAGTCTGCATGTACGAAGTATTCTATATCTTCATTTGGCTTAAAGTTTAATTCAAATCTTCTATATGTATCTAATGGATTTCTTATTGATAATGCCTTTTCTACTTTATCTCTAGATTTAAAAAATGCATCTGAAGATACTGTGGGCATACAGGCAAAACGCATAAGTGCGTCAGATGGATCAGACATAAATGCTATCTTAAAATCTTCTATACTTCTTGTTGGATTCATTTCCCATGTAGGCCTTCTTAATGCAAATACACCTGGATATTTGTAGGACAATATGCTATCCTCTTCCCACTCTATTGTAAATTTATTAGATGCCTCTTCTTCTGGCAAAAGTGGATTGATTACAAATTCGTGTGAGCGTATTAATGTTTCTTTTTCTGCAACAACATCTTCATATCTTTGTGAAATAAAGTCGCCCTTAAATCTAGGAAAGGATAGCAAGATTACCTTTCCATAATCAGGGAAGCGAGAATCTACTGAGCCACGAAATGCTTTATACAAATTATCGGCAGTTTTTCCTTGATCATTTCCTCCAGCACCCTCCATTGCGAATCCAGATATTTCATCTAGGACAGCAAGAACTAAGTTTAAACCTTCTGCAGACTCTCTTTCTGAATGTCCAGAATAAACTGTTATTGATTTATTAAATTCAATACTATCTATTTTAGGCTCTTTATATTTTCCAGCAAACCATGGCGAGCCTTCAATTTTTGATTTAAACCCTTTAAAGAACACGTTTTTTGCCTGTTGTGCGTTTACTGCAACGTTAATTAAGTCTATCGCATCGTTCGATGGTTTCCCAAAATACCTCGATGGATCTTTGAGGCACAAAAGTTTATAGACAAGATAAGCACAGCCAATGGTAGAAGTATGATCTTTACCACTACCTTTTCCACACATAAGAATAACCTCTTGTTTAGTGTACTTCTTATAATGTTCATTTCCCTTTTCCTTTCCTAACCATCTTTCTACATCTTCTTTTTTATATATTTGACTCATGCACTCTACTAAGGTGTATTGATATTCGGACAACCTTGGTTGATTTAAATAATCTTTTCCAGTAACAAATGTTTTAACATCTACTGGTTCTTCTATAAAAGGACTTTCGTCTAGTGCATCAATAAAGTCACTAAAGTCAATTGTTGTCAATTACTACCACCTCAGTTTGAATTTCTGAAAGTCTCTTCATAATTTCTTCTCTGATTTCAGGATGAGTTGTTGCAATATCTTTTAATATTTTAATAAGTATGTCATGCTTTCTTTCCATTTCAATAATTTGTTCTGCTATTTCTTTATTATCTAAAAGTCCTGCCTTTTGTAGCATTTCAAGTCTTTTACTTTCAATATCTGCAATAAGTTTAATGGCCTGTGTTTTTGCACCTAAGTTTGAATTATTATCTGCTACGTCTATAACTTCATATGCTTTTTTAATTAGTGATGAGTAGTGCTGGTCTGCTCCAGCCAATGCTTCTTTTGCTCTCATATTGATGGCTTGATTATTTGATATCATAGATCGCCAGTCATTAAGAAGCGACATTACTTTTTGTCTAGGAATGTCTAATTGCCTAGAAATTTCTCCACTATCTAAACCCTTTAAGTATTCTGTGGCCACTTGATTAACTAGATCAAGATGCTTTACTAAGTCTTCGCTCATTTTAATGTCCTCAATAATACAAGGTAGCCAATAAGGTCAAGTATTGTATCTTCTGATGCATATTCGCTTCCTTTCTTTATTCTATTAAGTTTATCATCAATTCTTATATATAGTTGTTCTTTTGGATCAGATTTACTAAATATATTAATAGGATGGCTGTATGAACTACCATATGAAGTATTCTTTTTAATAAGTAGTTCTGCTATATCTAAACATTCATCCAAGATCTTTCTACCCGCAGGTGCTTGGGTTGAAATATCAAGAATAAACTTCATCCTATCTTCTCTTTGTTTGTCAAAGTCTGGTGTTTTATATTCAGCCATTTTGTCTCCTTTGATGCTTCATGTATCCAGAAAAAAATCTAGTTCTTGCTACTAGGCCGCCACTATTTCTTATTTTTCTATCATTGTCAGTTTCATCTCTTGTCTCAAGAGTAAACTTATCTCTTTTAAATGGCATGTATAAAGCAAATGGGGTTCCTCTAGGAATAAAAATTTCTTCTTT